AACATAGTATGTTTAAAGAAAATAAATTTTCAGATATTTTAAACCAAACTGGAGTGACTAAAGAGACTACAACTACTTCAGATTATGCTAATTTAATGAATGAAGATATTGTCATGACATCAAATAATGCACAAAATTTTGGAATGCAACGATCTATACAATCAAATGCATCTCCGAGTGTAATTGATGCAGAAACAGGACAGAATATTCCTGTACAGGATACCGCAGTTGCAAATGCCATGACTAGAGACTATTCTGCATTAATGAAAGCAATCGATAAAAAGAAAAATAGATAATGGCATATAATATAATCGAAGTAGATACAAATGTACAAAATCCTAATCGAGCTATAGGAGTTAAATTTCCATTCAATAGTCCTGGTATATTTAAAAAAACATTTACTACTTTCGATCAAGCTTCTACTAATGTTAAAAGTTTATTATTAACAAGAAAAGGAGAACGGTATGAACAACCAAATTTTGGTACAGATTTATTAAACATAGTATTTGAACCAAATGTAAATGCTTTAAAAGATTTTATACATACCACTATAACAGATGCAATAAATTTTTGGTTACCATATGTAGATATTACAGAATTAATTATTGTTACCATGGAAGACGATCCAACTATGATACACAATATTAAAATATCAATTAAATTTACCGTAACTGGTACAGATTCAGAAGAAACAATAACGTTATTTGCTGGACAAGATGGAATACTTAAAATAGAATAGGAAAATATTATGGAGGTAACAAAAGACGTATCATATTTAGGAAAAGACTTTGGTCAATTTCGTAAAAATTTAATAGATTTTACGAAACAATATTTTCCTAATGATTATAATGATTTTAATGAATCATCACCCGGTATGTTATTTATGGAAATGTCAGCATACGTAGGGGATGTTTTAAGTTACTATGCAGATAACAATCTTAAGGAGTCGTTATTAGAACAAGCTTCTGAAAGAAAAAATATATATGATTTAGCTCGATCATTAGGATACAAATCAAAAAACGCTATACCAGCATATACAGATCTTAATGTATTTCAATTAGTTCCATCAACTGGTAGTGGAGTTAATAATTCTCCAGATTTTTCATATGCATTATCAATTAAGCCTGGAATGCAAGTTAAGGAAGACGGTGGATCTGCAGAGTTTAGGACATTAGATTCTATAGATTTTACTTTTAGCTCATCATTTAATACAACCGAAGTTACTGTTTATGAAAGTGATGAAGTAACAAATCAGCCTACATATTATTTATTAAAGAAAAAAGCAAAGGTAGTATCCGGAGATGTAAAAACTGCTACTTTTACATTTACTTCACCAAAACAATATGATAAAATAGTTTTAGATGAAACTAATGTTATTGATATTATATCATGTCAAGAGTCAGATGGAGATAATTGGTATCATGTTGAATATTTAGCACAAGATACAATATTTAAAGATGTACCTAATTTATTAGAAAATGATCCTGACTTTGCTCAATATAGAAGTTCTAGTCCTAGTTTATTAAAATTATTGAAAACTTCTAAAAGATTTATTACTAGATTACGAAGTGATAAAAAAATGGAAATTCAATTTGGAGCAGGAATATCAGATAATAATGATGAAGAAATTATTCCAAACCCAGACAATGTTGGAAATGGTATTGCTGCATTTCGTAGACCTATAGACGTTGATATAGATCCATCTAATTTTTTATATACTAGAGCATACGGACAAGCTCCAGCAAATACTACATTAACTATCACATATACAGTAGGAGGGGGAGTTTCAGATAATGTAGCTTCTTCTGTATTAACAAAAGTTGAAAATATAGAATTTGATGATGATCCTAATGCTACAACTAGTACAGCTATGGTTAATTTTGTTAAATCTAGTATAAGCACCACTAATGAATCTCCAGCTAGAGGCGGTAAATCTGCAGATACATTACAAGATATAAAAAATAATGCATTATCTAATTTTGCTACTCAAAATAGATTAGTTACTAAAGATGATTATATTATTAGATGTTATTCAATGCCAGCTAAATTTGGAAGTGTTGCGAAAGCTTATATAGTTCCAGACGATCAATTATCACAAAATCAAATGGAAACAACAAGAATTCCAAATCCATTAGCTATGAATCTATATGTGTTAGGAGTTGATAATAATAGTAATTTAACATCATTAAATGACGCAGTAAAGACTAATTTAAAAAATTATCTAGATTATTATAGAATATTAACCGATGCAGTTAATATATTGAATGCATTTGTTGTTAATATTGGGATTAACTTTGAAATAACAGTTAATTCAAATTATAATAGTAATGAAGTTTTATTACTTTGTATTAACGAATTAAAAGAATATTTTTCAATTGATAAATGGCAAATTAATCAACCAATTATTATGTCAGACGTAATGAATATATTAGGAAATGTAGATGGAGTTCAATCTGTTGTAGATTTAGACTTTAAAAATTTATTTAATACAGCTGATAATTATTCTGGAAATGTATATGATTTAGAAAGTGCTACAAAACAAGGAATTATTTATCCTCCACTAGATCCTGCAATATTTGAAATTAAATTTTTAAATAAAGATATAAAAGGTAGGGTAGTAAGTGTTTAATTTAATATTTATTTAAAAAGACTAAAATTATGTTCAAAATAATATATCCATCCAATGATTCTACATTATATGAAGCAAAACCAACTTATAATACTGGTATAGATGAAATACTCGAAGTAGGAAAACATTTAACCGTTGCTGTTACATCTAGTTATTCATTATCTAGATCATTAATAAAATTTGATATGGCTGATGTATCTGCAGCACTTACAAAATATGACAAAACTGTTAATGATTGTAAATTTATGTTACAATTATATACTACTCATGCAAAAAATTTACCTTCATCATTTACAATTGATGCCAATGTAGTTGGACAAGATTGGACTAATGGCACAGGATTTTTAAATGTTGATACAGCAATAATAGATGGATGCTCGTGGAATCAACCAAAGTCTGGTTCATATTCTTGGATTTCTAGTAGCCAAGATACTAATATGCCTGTTGGCAGTACATTATATATATCTGGATCTGGCAAAGGTGGTAGTTGGTTATATGAATCTGGATCTGCAAATCAAAGTGGTAGTGTTACATTATATTCACAATCGTTTGATGATTCTAATTTAAATGATACTTTAGTAAGACCCACTGATATTGATATTGACGTAACAAATGCTGTTAAATTATGGATATCTGGTAGCGGTGGTTATACAGTTCCAAATTATGGATTTATTTTAAAATATTCTGACGATAATGAATCAGATGCAGCAATTGGAGGATATATTAGATTCTTTAGTAGAGATACTCATACTATATATGTTCCTAGATTATTAATGTATTTTGATAAATCTAGTTTTAGTACTGGTAGTTTAGATCCAATAGATTCTAATTCATTTGCGGTTTATACCAAATTAAAAAAATCATATAAAGATGAAGAGGTAACAAAAATTAGACTATATGGTAGAGATAAATATCCGCAGAAATCACCCACTAATACATTTCCTATGCAAACTATTAAGTATATTCCTAGTAGCTCGTTATACTCAGTATTAGACGCCGCTACAGATGAAGTTATAGTGCCTTATGACTCTACCTATACAAAGGTTAGTTGTGATAGTACCAGTAATTTTATTTATTTAGATATGACAGGATTAATGCCAGAAAGATATTATAAATTAGAATTTAAAATAGTCGATGGATTCCTTGAAGAATATATTAACGATAAATTATTTTTTAAAGTTACAAGATAATCCTTCATAATTTTTTAGTTTAATATTTATAGATATATGATTCAAACTAATCAAATTAACATATTAAAATTATTACCAAAACAATCATTTCCAGATGGAGTTGGATATCAAAGTAGCGACCCGGAAGATGCAGATGGAACTGAGGGTTATACTCAAGGAGCATATGCTCTTCCAGATGGCACTCCATATTCTGGTGTTTGGCATATGCACAATAATGGTGTTGTAACAGTAGGAGCAGCAAGTTCACATACAGATATATCGCAAGAAACTGTATTAACATTTATTGGCAATAGTCAAGTAACTACCCCTCCTGGTACGGTAGTAGGAGAAACTGTTGCATTAAGTACAATAAGTGATGCTGATCCAACAGCTGGAAATCCAGATGCTGATCCGCCAACATCAGGAACTACAGTTGATGATTTTACTACTAATTATTTTTCTAATATACAAAAGCAAATTGCAAATGATCCAAACTTAGCTTCATTTGCAGCATTAGAAAAAGCTAATATTAAATTACCAACTGATATTTTAATGACTCCAGAAAAACTTCCAAAAGTTATAGAAGCAAATTTAAATCCACAACCCAGTGCAGCACAATTTGGAACATTTAGAAGATATAATAAAAATGGCATTTTTTATAAATCAAATTTATCAGCTATCATGAAACGAGATAATAAAGGATCTGTTATATTAAATATAGGAAATAAATAATGGCTGCAAATCCAAATACTCAACAACCAGAACAAGTAGCTCAAAACGAACAAGCAGAACAAGATATACAAGTATATCAAAATGCTGGAATTCCTGCCAATAATGAAGATTCTATAATTTTTGAACAATTACGAAGAAATTACACAAACAGATCAGTTGTTAAAAATATTGATACTGCTTTTAAATATTTTTCATTTCCTCCAAGCACTACATTAAATATGTCTGATTTTAGTTTACCAGACTTTAATATAAACATTAATGATTTTGGAACAGATCCAGTTTCTGGATTTTATAAAATACCTCCAAAAGCAGATGGAGATTATGGAGCAAATGAATATAAAAAAATAAATTTATCATATGATTCGTCTTGGAATGTAGATCCTGGAAATCCGCGAGGACAAGGTGGTCATAGAGAATTGCCATTTAGTCAACCATTATCTGGACCTGCATTAGCAGATGCTCCGGCTTTTGTATTTACTCCAGAAGTTATAAATTTATTGTCTGAATCTAATAAAACAATAAAATTCACTGTTAGAATTGTTGTAAATCAACAAAAAAGTACTACTCCTAATCCTAATGATTTAAATGGAGATCCATCAAGAAGAAATGTTGGATATGATTTGATATTAAAACGTAATATGCCAACTAATTGGAGAAATAATCCAAAAGTTGGAGCAGATGGAAATTATATATATAGA